TACTGGCTCTCACGTTCTTCGAGGGTTGGCTGGTCGGTTTCGCCGGCACGCATAGTCGCATCCCAAGTCCGGTGGGTACGCCGCAGTGGATGATAACCGGCTCGCTCGCATTGGCGGTCATCCTGCCGCTCATGTTCGTGGGAATCCTGTTGAAGTGGGGCGCTGATGGAACAGCCAAGTGAGTTCACGCTCTGCCTGCCGGGCGACCCGGTGCCGAAGGGGCGTCCCCGCGTCTACAACGGGCACGCGATGACACCGAAACGCACCGTCAGGGCGGAGGAACGCCTGTTCGCGGAATTCCGGTTGAAATACCCGCAGGCGAAACCATACCAGTGCCCGGTCAGGTTGGAGGCCGAATTCTGGATGAGCCATCGCGGCCGTCCGGATCTCGACAACCTTTTGAAGCTGGTTTTGGACTCGCTGAACGGCGTCGCCTACGCGGATGACGCGCAGGTCGTCGAAAGCCACGCCAGCAAGCGGATGCCCGACCTATGGGTCTACGGGTCGAAGGGCCGCTACCGGAAGCGCAAGAGCGGCGACCCATACACGTGTTGCGGGCATGAGTACGAGCCGCACCTCTCTATCCGTATCAAACCGCTCCCCGAATGGGAGCCGGAGGAAAGGAAACAATCATGAGCAAGCCTATCAACGAGCCGCGTATGGTGCAGCAGGCGCTGGTGTCGGACGAGGATCTGAGTTTCGAACTGGCGGCCCTGGTGCCGACGGCGAACGGCATCACGAACGCGGCCAGCACGTTCATCGACAAAGCCACCAAACTGTTGCTGTCCGACAAGATCATGCTCACCGACGAGCAGCATACGGCCGTCACGTCGGCCATCGCCATCGCCCAACTGACCGTCAAGGAAGGCGCGGCCATATCGAAGCTGCTGCGCAACCCGGACGCTTCGGCGGACATCATCGCCGGACTGCGACTCACCTCCAAGGACAGGCATGATGCCTGACCGGCGTCTTTGGATGCCGCGTTGCAGGACATGCGGGCCACTCGGCAAGCCCACCGGACTGGACGAGGCGGTCACCTGCTGCAACCGGCACACGAACCAGACCAAGCATCAGACGGCGTGGTATCCCACCTACGCCCAAATCATCGTGAAAGGCACATCAAATGACTGCGAATGACACGTCAACCATTGAAACCACGGAGGCCGTGAACCCGGACGGGGAATTGCGCCAAGGATTGTTCGCCGCGCAGGCGGCGCGCATCGTCGAACTGCAGGCCGAGATCGCCAGCCGACAGGAGGAAATCGACAATCTCAAATCCCTGATTCTCGACTCGCATCCGGTCGGCACCTACCAGGCCGGCAACCTGAAGGTGCAGGTCAAGCCGGGCGCGCGCCGCATCAACGCCGGCACGTTCGAAAAAGCCTATCCTGCCACCAAGTATCCCGGAGCCTACCAGTTGCGGCCGCGGCCGCTCAGCCAGTTGGAGAAGCTGCTGACGTCGGACGCGGTGGCCGATTACGCGATGTCGGGCAAGCCTATGGTGGTGGTCTCATGAGCGCGGAACTGTCCAGCCTGGGCATCGCCCAGATCGTGGAAAGCGTTATCGCCGACTACGACCTGCACGACGAGGACGGCAACGAGCTGACCGACGACCTGTACGTCATCCGTTCCGAACGGCTCGACGAGCTGGGCCTCACCGTCGCCAGACGCATCCACAAGGCCATACGCGAACTGGAGGCGCAGGGCAAGACCGGTTTTCCCGTGCATTCGATGGCCTTCGGCAGCATGCCGGTAACCATCGCGAAGGACGGCGACCGCACCTACACGCTGCGCTTCGACAATTCGGACGAGGCGGTGGCCATTACACGGCTCAGCAGAACCGCGTTGGCGGACATTAGGAAACAGATCAACGAGTTTTTGAAGGAGGTGAAGAACCATGAGCATGAATGACGCCATTCTCGCCGTAGCACAAGCCCAACAGCAGGGTGACGCGATACCCGTCGACATACCGCCCATGACGCAGTCGGCACCCGATATGGGCAAGCCGCCAGTCACTCCGAAAACCAAAATCGGCACCGTGGAGGAGCCGCAACTGTGGCCGGAGATTCGCCAGCTCATCGAGAACGACATCCAGAACGCTCCACGCGAACTGCAGCGTGAGATAGGCCCGAGCGAACTGGGCACGGACTGCGTGCACTGTCTCGCAGCCAAACTGGCGGGCTGGCCGGAGCGTCGCTCCCCGGGCTGGCTGCCGTTCATCGGCACATGCGTGCACGCGCATTTCGAGACCATGTTCCGAGAGCTGAACGGGGAGCCGGCGGCCCAGTTCCCGTACACGAGCGAGGACAACGTGCACTGTCTCGCGGAACGGTGGCGCCCGGAGTACCGGGTCACCGTAGGCCGGTTGCAGGGGTTGCATGGCGGCTATGACGTGACCGGCAGCATCGACCTATGGGACCGCAAGACTCGCAGCACCATCGATTGGAAGGTGGTCGGCAACACGACCATCACCAAGGTCAAGGCCCACGGCCCCTCGCAACAGTACCGGGTACAGGCCTCACTCTACGGCATGGGCCTGCAGAACGAGGGCGAACGGGTGGAGCGCAATTGCATCTATTTCCTGCCCCGCAACAAGACCAGTCTGGGTGACGCATTGCCCTGGGAGACGAGGTTCGACCCGGAGCCCGGCAAATGGGCGTTGAGCCGCGCCCAACTGCTCGTCAACCTCATGGACTGCGTGGAGCAGGCGGAAGGCCCCGACGTGCGCGACAGTTGGATCAAACAGTTGCCGGCGGCCGGACCCGACAAGTGCTTCTCATGCAAGGGCCGCGTGTGGCCGGACATGAGCGCGCTCCCCGAGTTCGACGAGAAGCCGTGGCCGGACGTGCCCGACAAATGGCTCCAGCTCATCCCCTTGATTGAACCTGAATACCAGTTCACCGAATAACGAAAGGAAAACAATCATGTTCGGACAGCCACAGCAACAGTATGGCTACCCCCAGCAGGGGTACGGCTATCAGCCGCAGCAGCGTCAGCCCGCCCAGTTGAGCTCGCTCGGCGACCTGCTCGCCGGCAACAGCGCCAAAGCGTACTTCGGCGCGAACAGCCAGCCCGGAGACTCGGTGACCGGCGTCATCGAAAAAATCGAGACCACGCAGGTCAACGACTTCCAGACCAAGCAGCCCGCCTTCTGGAACGACGGGCGTCCGAAGGAGCAGATCCACGTCATCATCCAAACCCAGTTGCGCGACCCGAGCGTGGATGACGACGACGGCCGCCGTTCTCTCTGGATCAAAGGCTGGGGCATCCAGATCAAGGCGTTTCGCGAGGCCTGCCGTCAGGCGGGCGTGAAGATCCCGAAGCCGGGCGACACCATCACGGAACGGTTCGTGGGTCTCGGCCAGCGGGGCGACGCGCCCCAGCCGCCGAAAGTGTTCGAATTCCACATCGAACCCGCTTCCAGCGTCAACAGTCTCGTGAACGGCAGCCAACCCCAGCAGCCCGGCATGCAGCAAGCCCAGCCGACATACCCGCAGCAACAGTACGCGCCACAGCAGCCCCAGCAGGCCCCGAATCAGGGATATGCGCCGGCTCCGGTCGACCCATGGAACCCGCCGGCACAGACGCAACCCGCTCAGCCGGTACAGCTCGGCCAACCACAGGTGGATCCGATGAAGGTCAACCAGCTGAAGGCCGTGGGCAAAAGCCCGCAGGAGATAGCCGCATTGTTGGGCGTGCCGGTCGAAGCGGTCACCGCCGTCACCGACCAGGCGCAACCCCAGAACCACGGGGGTTCCGAACAGATGCCGGAAACCGGTGAATTCTGATGGACGAACTGCTGAAACATTTGCAGAACCAGTGGATCGAACTGGTGAAGGACATGGATTCCCTCGCCTCCGACCAGGCCGGTTTTTTGTGACGTCGACTCGGAAAGCCTCCAGCTCATGAGCGTGAGGCTCGTGCTCCTGGGCTGGCACAAGAGCAAGGATTCCGACAAGGACTGAGTCCAGTCCCGACCGCCGTAGCCGTATCCAAGCGGCCGGCACGCATGCAAAGGCGTGCACGGCACCACACATATTCACATCACATCAAAGGAGTTTCAAGGATGACCGACATCTACGGCTATGCGACAGCCGCACCCCTGTACCGTGCGGCGGGCTGGATGCAGGTCATCCCCCTGCCGGAAGGCCGCAAGACCCCGCCGCCCAGCGGTTTCACTGGACGCAGCCGCAAACCCGTCACCGACGAACAAATACAGTTGTGGAGCCAAGCCAACCCGAACGCGAACACGGGAATCGTCATCCCCGAAGGCGTATTGGTGTTGGACATCGACGCCGCACAAGGCCATCAGGTCAAGGCGGACGGGGCGAAAGGCATCAGCGAACTCTCTCAGGAACTGGGCATGCTTCCGGCCACGTGGAGCAGCACGGCGCACGGCATCGACTCGCCGGCACGCCACCTGTTCTACAAGGTGCCCGAAGGCCTCGCGTGGAAGGGCGGCGCCATCGAGGGCGTCGACATCCTGCAACCCGGCCACCGGTATTCCGTGGTCTGGCCGTCGATCCACCCGAGCGGCGAAATGTACTGCTGGTACACGCCCAGCGGCAGGGTTGCCAGCACGCTCCCCCGCATCAGCGATCTGGCGACCCTGCCATGGAAGTGGGTGGACTACCTGCGCAAACCCGACAGCATGGCGAACCCGACACATTCAAACCCGTCGACCACTCCAATCGCCTCTAATCCGAGGGGATACGACGACCGCATGTGCAAGGCGGTCAACACGTTCCTCAACAAGACGCTCGCCAACCCGGCAAGCAAAGGCTCCCGACACGACACCACGCTGCAGGCCGTCTGGGCGTTGGTTAACTTCGCGCAGGAGGGACACCGGGGGGCTCTCGACGCCATCAACCAATTGAAGCCACGGTTCATCGCCGAGGTGGCCCCCGACCGTCAAGGCAAGGAGCGTGAGGCGGCACGCGAATGGGCCAGCATTCTCAGCGGCGCGATGGAGAAGGTCAACGGCGTACAAGCGCACGCGGACCCATGCGGGCAGTCGAAGATAGAACGCATGACGCCCGGCGAGTTCAACGAACTCACCCAAAACACGATTGCGAATCAAATGAGGGAAAGTTATCCGCAAGCAGTTCAAAACACTGGAACAATGCCGGTTCAAGCCGGTTCAACACCCGTCACATCGGTTCAAAACGGTTCAATGGAAAGTCACGAGGCAAACAAGACCGCCTCCTCCAGCTGGCAGTTCGAAGACCTCACCCAGCTCGCTTCCGGCATTGAACTGCCGCCCACGCCCACCGTGTTCCAACGAGAGGACGGCCAAGGCCTCTTCTATAGGGGCGCGGTCAACGACCTGCACGGCGAACCCGGCTGCGGCAAAAGCATGATCGCCCAAATCGCCACCGCGCAGGAATTGAAGGCAGACCGTGACGTCATCTACATCGACTACGAGGATTCCGCACGCAACGTGGTCAAACGCCTCCTGCTGCTCGGCGTATCCGGCGAACAGATCATCGGTCACCTGCGCTACGTGCGGCCCAGCGCCAAGCCGAGCAGCCCCACCAGCCTCGACGGCTGGAAGGAAACCCTCGACTACGCGGACACGGCCACGCTGGCCATCATCGACGGCGTCACCAGCTGCCTCGCCTACGCCGGCCTCGACAGCAACAGCGGTGACGACATCGCCGCCTGGTACAACACCATGCCCCGACTCATCTCGGCATGCGGGCCAGCGGTCGTGCTCATCGACCACGTCGTCAAAAGCAAGGACAACCGGGGCCGCTACGCCGGCGGCAGCATGCAGAAACTCGCACTCATCGACGGCATCAGCTACTCGGTGGACATGACCAAACCAGTCGGCAAGGGCGTGCGCGGCACCATCGTCATCAAATCAGGCAAGGACCGCATCAGCGAGATCGAGGAGCATTGCGCCGTCAGCTGGAGCAGCAACGGCAGCCACCTGCGCGAAGCCGCACGCATCGAAATCAACTCCACGGACCCGAAACTCATGCGCGTCACCATCGCACGACCGAACATGATGCCCAGCGAAGACCGACAGGCGAAACGCGACGACTTCCGACCCACCGGACTGATGGAACGCATCAGCCGCATGCTGGAGGACTCACTCGAAGAACCGAACCAGTCCGAACTGTTCAAGGCACTGAAGGAAGACGGTTCCGGAGCGCGTACCGCCGTCATGAGCAAAGCCGTGAGCCTGCTCCTGCAGGAGGGTTTCGTCTCGAACCGCTCTGGACGCAACAATCGTTCGATATTCAAATCCGTCCGACCGTACCGGCAGATAGACGACCCGAAATCCGACGCCTATGTGGACCGTATGAGCAGGGAGGAGGCGAGTGAATTGGATGACGAAAACCACCTCGAAATCTAGTTTTTCCCGTTTTTCCCAGTTTTTCCGAGTTTTTCCCGGAAAAACTGAGCCATCGAGTCTAGTTTTTCCCCACACTCCCCGGACACACTACGTGTGTGTCCGGGTGTGGGAAAAACTACGGCTCGCCCCTCCGGAAAGACCAAAAACACCCCTCAACGACACTAGATTTTCCCAAACCAAAGGAGCCCAAAATGTCACTCACATTCAGAGAGCAAATCGAAGAGACCGCATGGGAACTCGGCAACGGCGAAGGCACAGTGCCCGAGCTGCGTCAGCGGTTCGACGACAATCCCGACACTCCGAACTTCGACCCGGCCAAGGCATTGGAGATGCTGCACATCCTCCAAATCGTCAACTACAAGCAAGTCCCTCAGCATCGAGGCAGACCAGCCCGCAGCCATTTCCTAAAACAATCCGAATACTCGGTACTCGATTTTGACATTCCGAAGCCAATCCCCAAGGACGAGCGGGAACGCCAGACGCGGATTCAGTGGGCCAAGGACTTTCGAACCATCGCCGACTGGCTCGACGCGAACTGTTACACGACGGAGGACTGACTCATGGTCGAACCGATTGACCTCACCCAACAAGCCCTCAACGCATTGGCCTCATCGGGCCTGGGCAACGACAGTCCGGCCGAAGCGTTCGTCATCGGCTACCAAGCCGGCTGGAAGCAGGCAATCGACCTGTGTATTGAAATCGAAACACGACTCAACAAGGAGGAAAACTGATGACCATGCTGCTTGATGAACGATTGCGTGATCTCGCGACGCAGACCCACCTGCTCGAGACGAAGGTGAGTTCTCTCGGCTGGATGGCCGCCGCCGACGTGAAGACGTTGAAATCAATGACCCGCGCCCAGGCGCATCTCATGCTCGCCGAATGCGATCTGCTGGACGCAATCGAAGCGAACGAAAAGGAGGCAACGGAAGAATGATCAACGGGAATCCAACCAATGCCGATTACGTCCGTGTGCTGGAGAAAACCAACCCTTATCTGTTCGAAGGGAAGATTGGCGACCAGTGCGAGCAGGCATTCGCCAACACAGCGTTCGACCCATTGGCTGTCAAGCACGCTTGGGAACGCGGCTATGAGATGGGCGCGCAGGTCATGTCCCGCCGACTCTGGCCGTATCTGACCGACGAGCTCACGCAAGGATGAACCCAATGACTCGCTATGAACATTACGGAATTGAGGGATAGGGGGGGGGAGACATGAGCGGCAATCTTATCGACCCGCAATCGAGGGGCGTCATGCGATGCTGCAGGAAGAATCAACTCACAAGGATTTCTTGTCAGCTCATCGACCCGCAATCGGGGGGCGTCATGCGATGAGCGGCAAGCAGAAGGCCGGCGAGCGCAAACCCCCATGGCTTCGCGCGTTCATTCCGAAATCAAGTCCTCTCGTGGTCACGGTCTGCGAGGGGTGCGGATTGTACGTGATCGAGGATCGGGAGAGTGTGTGGGAGTCGTGGGATTACGGGTGTGTGGCGGGTGACGACCTGACCGTGGCGATAATCCTCGGCCGCCCGTTGACGCGCGTCACATGGCTGCCATCAGTCGGCTATCCGTTGTTGCGCAGCGTGAGCGGGAGCGCGGGCATCAGGCCGGATGGCCAATACCTCGCCGGGCATACATGCCATTTGGCTCGGGTGAGCGTCAAACCGTTCACGCCGCCGAAAAGAGACCGTCCGCCGGGCAAACCGTGGGGCGGGCCGAGACTGTCGAAACAGGAGATAGCCGAATTCAAACGCATATGGAATATGCCGTATTCGCGGCTCAAATATGAGAAAGCCCCAACCATGGTCGGCCAGGGCGATGAGAAGCAAACATTATTCTAGCCGACCAGCCGGAAGGGGCCAACGTGAACTGCCAGAACTGCAAGACGATGACCGAAGGGGGATATTCACTGTGCGAGACGTGCGAACTGCGTTTCGCCGGCACGCTCCTGCGCTTGGCGCGCGACGTCACGCCATTGCATGACAGCCTCGACGCGACATTGTATCCGGGAGGGCATTCGCCCGTGCGCATCCAGACGGCCACTCCCCCGACGCCGATACGCTTGGACGTGCTCGACCTGATTGACATGCTCGACGCGACGGCCCGTGAACTATGGCGTTGCCTCGACGGCATCGACGCCTTGGACTGGCGCAAAGACAGACGCAACGAGGACTTGACGGCCACGCTCATCGCATGCGCCGGTCATGCACGCCTTGCCACGTTCGCGGATGCCGGCTTCTACATGCACATCATCAACGACATCGCCCGCAAGGTTGATACTGCGCTGGACCCGCCGGAGCAACGCCGCGAGATAGGTACCTGCGAACTATGCGAGACCATGCTCATCGCTGGGGCAGCAGACCAGTGGGTGACATGCCCGGTCTGCGGGAGGGAACAGCGAGCGCAGACGGTTAAACTGCGTAGGCTCAAGACGTTGTGTTGGGATGATTCCAGGCGCGGGTCTGCGGCTGAGATAGCCAAGGTGTTCACGGACGCGGGAATCACCGTCAAAAGGCATACGCTCACCGTGTGGAAATCCCGAGGCAAGCTTGATGTCACGCCTCAAGGCATTTCATACAGCAGCGTCTACCGGCTCGTCATCAGTGGCGGACTTGACAAAGAGCTGACTGTGACCGCATAATGTCAGTGGATTAGTATCGAAAAACCCAGCTCATGTGGCTGGGTTTTCGCGTATCTGCCTATGCGCGTAGCTCAACGGGTAGAGCGGCGGTCTCCAAAACCGCAGGTCGTTGGTTCGAAGCCAACCGCGTATGCCAGTCACTTGTTTTTTCGGGGCCGGCCGCCGCCGACGCCGCGGCCGGGACGCTTCGCGTTCCATCCGTCTATCGTCTCCGGGAGCCAGCCGCGTGTGCGGCCGATCCGCGCGTCGGGCTCCGGCAGCTTCAGATTGAGCAGTCCTCCCGGAGTGATGCCGAGGCGTTCTGCGACCTGTTTGACGCCGAGGTACTCAGTCGTCATCGCCACCCCTCCTTTCCATGATGAGCGTGGCGATGTTCCAAATTCCCGCCGCGAGTCCGAACAGTCCGGCCTGCCACGGCTTTCCGGCGAAGCCGAGCGAAACTGCCGTCAGTCCGCATACGATGCCGCAAACGGCGAACAGTGTACTTGTCTTCATGATGGCCATGAAATAGGATGGAACCGGGGTTCCGGGCAACTGGAGTGCTCGGAACCCTTTCGTCATTTCCTATGGCGTGGTTTGCGCCGTATCGAGATGACGAGCGCCGCCAGTGCGATGATGTTGCTCACCACCGAGCTGATGGCGCTTACGATGTCCGTCCATTTCATGTTCACCTCCTTTCATTGGCTGATATAACTATAGTAACATAATATCTATAGTTTTGCAAGTCGAATGAACGCAACATGCCGAAAGGTAGACGATTCATGGCCGGACGGACACGCAAGACCACACGCCAATTCGAGAAGGACAAGGCCGTATTCTTCGCCCAATGCAAGGCGAGCCATGCAGTCTGCTGGCTCTGCGGCATGCCCATCGACTACGAGGCGACGAAGAACACCACCGATGACAGCTTCAACCTAGATCACATGTTTCCCGTCTCGAAGCACCCCGAGCTGCAGTTCGATCCGGCAGGCTTCAAGCCAAGCCACACCAGCTGCAACAGGCTCAGAGGTAACCAAGACCCGCCAGCACCAATCGGAACACTCTCAAGACAATGGATTCAGACAGCATGAGCAAGGAGGCAGCAATGCAACAGCCAGTCAACCTAACGCTCACCGCAGAAATTAACGACAAGACATTCCCAATCGGCAGCTTCACGGTCAACATTCCAGTGTACGTCAACAGAACATACCGCTACGAGGTCATTGACTCCGAGCGTGCCATCGCCAAGCTGATGCCACCAAACACAAACGAACTCATCAAACGCTTCAAAAACGCAATCAACGCATTCCAAACAGCATTCGAAACCAACCCCGACGGGGTAGGGGCGGTGAAATCCTAAAAACTACCCCGAACCGACCCACTTCCCGCGTGGTTGCTCTTCCTCTCCCCGATGATGTTTTTTGTTGACGGGTCGCGCGCGAAGGAGGCTCTATGACGGTTAAGAAGAGTGTTTCCGAGCGTCGTTTCCCGCATGAGTCCGTGGCTGATGCGTTGGAGAGGTCTTTGCGTAATGCGAAGTCGTTGCGTGCCGAGAATGCGGCTGTCGTGGCCGCTGCGCGCATTCTCGCCGCTCGGATTGATTCGGTTTGCGAGACTGGTTTCATTGACGAGAACGGGAAATTGGACAATGTGTCGGTTCCGACGTTTTTGAAATACTGCCAGTCGCTTGGTTTGACGTTGGTGGAGCCCGCCAATGTTGGTCGGCCTGCGAAGCCGAAGGCCGAGGCGAAGCAGGAGACGCCGAAGAGCGACAAGGTTGTGCAGATGGCGGATTTCATGAAGCGTTTCGGCTAGGAGGTGTCCGATGGCGGCTGAGAATCTTGAGGTTTTCGGTGCCATCGACGATGAGAGGCATGGCGTGACCTTGCCGCGTATCTTCACTCCGCCACTCAGGCCGTTGACGAAGGAGACGAGTAATGGTTTCGCGGTGATCGCGTTCGCGGAGATCATGCTGCACGTGCACCTTTACCCGTGGCAGCAGTGGTTGCTCGTCCATGCTTTGGAATTGTTGGAGGACGGCAGCTATCGTTTCCGCAAGGTAATCGTGCTTGTGGCCCGCCAGAATGGCAAGACGGCGCTGATGGGCGTGCTTGCCGCGTGGTGGCTCTTCGTCGATTCCAACAAGCATCCTGACAGGGTACCGCCGGTGAAGTTTCTGGTGGTCGGTGCGGCGCAGACGTTGGACAATGCGAAGGGCCCGTACAATCAGGTCAAGGAGTGGTGCAATCCTCAGCCTTCCACTGATGAGGAAGCGGAACTGGTGATTCCGGATCTCGCCGCGATGACGCAGAAATTCGTTAACACTAACGGCGAGGAAGCGATCATCACCCGCTCGAAGGCGCGGTATATCGTCCGCGCCGATAAGAACATTCGAGCAAAGAGCGCCGCCCGCGTCGTGTTCGACGAACTGCGTGAGCAGCATACGGACGATGGATGGAATGCGGTGTCGCAGGCCACGAAGGCCGTCTGGTCGAGCCAATTATGGGGCATTTCGAACGCTGGCGACTATCGCAGCGTGGCATTGCGCAAGCAGGTGGACAAGGGCCGCAAGCTTGTTGGCGAGTGGACTCGTCTGAGCGCAGACGGTGGCAATCCGGCCGACGTGTTCCTGTCCGGCGAGCAGGACGGCTCTTTCGGATATTTCGAGTGGAGTGCGCCTGACAAGTGTCCGGTGGATGATGCCGACGCTATCCGCCAGGCGAATCCGTCGCTCGGCTATGGGCCGATGACCGTCATGTCGGTTCGGTCCGATATCGATGGCATGACCGAGGCCGCGTTCCGTACCGAGGTCCTGTGCCAGTGGGTCACGGCCGACATCATTCCTTTCATCAATCCGAAAATGTGGGCCAGCGGCATCGACTCGCGTTCCACGATCCCGAATGAGAATCGCGTCGTCCTGTCCGTGGACACGAGCGCGGACAGGACGACCACGTATGTGGCCGCAGCCGGAATGCGTGCGGACGGTTTGCCTCATGTTGAGCTGATCGCCCGTCGTGACGGCATGCTGTGGGTGCCGCATTATCTTGACCTGCTCCAGGAGCGTTGGCCGCATATCACGGAGATCGCCGTGCAGGGCAAAGGCTGTCCGGCAGTGGACTTCATCGACCCGTTAATTGAAAAAGGGTGGACGGTGCATCTCATCGAAGGCTTCCGCCTCGGCGCGTGCTGTGGCCGGTTTCACGACCGCGTGCGTGAGGGCAAGCTCCGGCATCTTCCACAGCCTGCCATCGAACAGCAGGTAAGTGTGGCCGTGTCCCGCAGGCTCGGCGAGGTCGAGGTGTGGGACAGGACGAAATCAGCATTGCAGATCTCTGGATTGGTTGCCGAATCTCAGGCATTGTACGCGTTGGAGACCATGCAGGCTGAAGTGCTTAAACCGAAATACGAGCCCTCGCAAGGCGTGAGGGTCAGATTCTAGATTCTTCGCAAAGAGGGGAGTATTGATGGGATTCCTTGACCGGCTCCTCCACAATAATGCCGCGATCGTCGGCATGAAGATGGCTGAGGCAGACGCACATCCGACGCCAGCGACAAGTATTCCGCTCGCCAATGGCGATAGCTGGCCGTCAGACATGGTTTTCTACGGGTACGCTTCCGGCATCTACTGTCGTGAGTATGCGGTGCGCGTCGTGGTGGACTTCATCATCCGCAATATCGCGTCATTGCCGTTCAAGGTGTATCGGAAGAATTCGGACGGTGATGCAGAGGAAGTCTCCGACGGCGCTCTCGCCGCTCTGATGAAGCGGCCTTCTCCTCTCCCCGGAATGACCCGCTACCGGTTCATCAGCACGCTGCTTCGTGACATGCTGCTCGATGACCGGTGGCTGTGCCTGCTCGGAGTGGAGGGCAAGCGTTTCACGCTCCGCCGCATACCGTCAGACTGCTATCAGCTTTCCGGCAACGCTTTCGGCGAGATCACCGGCGTGAACCTGCTAACGATGGACAGCCAACAGGCCATGCATTTTGATCTGCCCGATCCACGCGTGCATTTGGACGTCGGCTTCATTTCCGGCCTCCAGTTCGGTGACAGCGTGACCAACGTGCTCCGGCCATTATTGGCCGAGGCGAAGGCGATGGCAGATTACCGGCGTTGCATAGCCAAGAACGGCATGCAGGCCGGAGGCTACATCTTCCGTCCGAAGGAGATGCCGTGGCTGTCGCAGGAAGATTACGACGACTTCACCAATGGATTGCGTAATTTCATCCAGAATGGCGGGCGTGAGGGCGGCTGGCCAGTCCTGAAGGACGGCATGGAGATGCGCCCTTTGGACAATGTCTTCAAGCCGGTTGACGTGAACGATTTGGAGGCGCGCGACCGAATCAACATCGCCGTATGCAACGCCTTCCAAATCTCGCCGGAGAACATCGGATTCCGAACCGGCACGAATTCCAACATCAGCGCCTACAAGGAGAAGCTCTGGAACGTGGAGCTCATGCCATACATCGTCGCGCTTGAGGAAGCCTTGAATCTCAGCCTTCCCGAGGCCGTGGGCGAGCCGGACTGCTACATCAGGGCGAACGTGGACGCGAAACTGCGCGGCACCACGTCCGAGCAGTATCAGGCGCTCAGCACTGCTACCGGCAGGCCTTTCATGACCACGAATCAGGCCCGTCAGATTCTTGATATGCCTCGCGTGCCGGGAGGCGACCAGCTCATAACGCCGTTGAACGTCAGCGAGGGCGGGCAGCCCAGTCCGCAGGACGGCGGTCGGACGCAGAACGCGCAGGAGAACAATCCAGTCAACGGCGAGGACGCGAAGGCGATGCTCGCCGAATTCAAACGGCTTTACCGGTATGACGCGCAATTCCACGCCGAGTGGGACGCGCTCACCAGGGAGGAGACATCATGAGGCTTGATTTCAAGGGCTTCGAGCTGAAATCCTTTGATGACAGTCAAGGCGAGGGAGTGTTCAGCGGCTACGCCAGCACCTGGGACAAGGACCTGTACGATGACGTGATCGTCAAAGGTGCCTTCGCCGAAACATTGGAGAACGACTACGGCGGCACCGGCGCGGGCATCCCGATCCACTGGCAGCACAAGGACGATAAGCCCACCGACATCATCGGCGAGACGTTGAGCGCGGTGGAGGACGAGCATGGCCTGCTGGTCACGGCCCGTCTCGACCTTGACCTGCCGGAAGGCAAGCGCGCATACGACCTACTGAAACGCGGGCTCATCCACCAGATGAGCATCGGCTACATCGCCGAGGAGACCGCATTCGTGCAGGACGGCAAGAGCGCGTGGGATGGATACCGTGAGATTCGCCAGCTGAAACTGTTCGAGATTTCGCTTGTGCAGGTGGCCGCGAATCAGGGCGCGGAGGTGCTTGAGGTGAAGAGCGGACGAGCGATCAGCGCTTCCAACGAAAGCAAGCTTCGCGCAGCGCTTGACAGTCTGCACGAGGTCTTGGACGGCATCGATTCCGACAACAAGAAGCCGGACGACGGCACCGATGACTCCGATTCCACAGGCAAGCCCGACGATTCAGCCGATGGCTCCACGGATGATTCCAGCGACCAGCCGGACGATTCCACGGATGACCCGAAGAAGAAAGACCAGAAAAGCTTTGACCCGCAGTGGGCCAAGGAATACAAGACCATCAGCGACTTCTTCTCGCTGGAACATTAACCGAAAGGAGTGCCATGAATCTCATGGACAATCTCGCCGTCGAGAAGAAGGCGGCACAGTCCATTCTTGCCAAGGGAATGGATAACATCACCGAAAAGGAGCAGGAGGAGCTGAAGCAGCATTACGCCGAGGCGAAGAAGCTGCAGGAGCGCATCGACCTGTTCAAGGAGGCCGGCGAAGGACTCGACAAGCTCGCCGGAGCGTCCAAGACCGAGCACAAGGGCGTCGAGGCGAAGACCCTCGGCGACTTCTACGTCAAGTCCCTGCAGGAGAAGGGCTTGAGCGTGCTCGCCACCAAGGGAGGCTTGTTCTCCACCCCGGAATTCAAGGCCGCTTCCGACACTCAGTCCACAGGCGGAGCGGCCGGAGCCTACGCGCCGTATCTCACCCAGATCGACCTGAACGGCGTATGGCCGTATGAGCGTCCGCTCGTCATCGCCGACCTTTTCGCGTCCGGCACCATGAGCGGCACCACCATCAAATATCCGGTGTATGGCTCCCTCGAAGGCAACGCGACCGCCGTCGCCGAAGGCGGGCAGAAGCCGCAGATCCACCTTCCGGACCCGACTTGGGTGTCCGACAGCCTGCATGAGATCGCCGCATGGTGGAAGATCACCGACGACATGGCCGAAGACCTGCCTTTCGTCGTATCCGAAATCAACCAGCACGCCCAATACAACCTGAAGCTGCAGGAGGAGCTCCAGCTCCTGTCAGGCAATGGAGCCGACCCGGATCTCATGGGCATTCTGAACCGTGAAATCCAGACCAAGGCGCAGGCCAACGATTCCGACCCCGACCGCATCTTCGCGGCCACCACGGATATCGCCACAGCGACCGGCTTCTCCGCCGACGCCGTGGTCATCAATCCGGCGGACTATCAGGCAATCCGCCTGTCCAAGGACGTGAACGGCCAGTACTTCGGCGGTGGTTTCTTCTCCGGACAGTACGGCAACGGCGGCATCATGCAGAACCCGCCGCTGTGGGGACTGCGCACCGTCGTGACCGAGGCGATGCCCAAGGGTACCGTGCTCGTCGGCGCGTTCAAGGCAGGCGGCACCATCTACCGCAAGGGCGGCCTGACCGTCGAATCCACCAACAGCCACGAGAACGACTTCACCAACGACAAGATCACGTTCCGAGTCAAGGAACGCCTCGCCCTGCAGGTCAAGTACCCCAAGGCTTTCGTCAAGGTCGCACTGGGAAAAGCCTCGAAGTGACGCCTGACGCCGAGAGTATCGCCGTCACACCCGACGCCCTCGCGATGATGGTCGGCGAGACGGCGAGACTCGAGGTGTCAGTCCTCCCGGTCGAAGCGTCACAGGAGTTCACGGCCCGAATCGCAGACCCGAGCATCGCAACCATCGAAAGCGAGGGGCTATGAGCGTCGTATCCTCCACGGGGGCAATCCCCGACATGATCCAGGATCCGACAGTGTTCGACGCGGACGGGACATTCTGGGTCAAGGCGGCGCAGGCGGCCATCCGTCGCACGTGCGGCTGGCATATCACGCCGAACATCGAACTGTCGGGCGTGGTCAATTCGCGGGGAGGCAAGGTGATTCGCCTCCCCGCACGCCATGTCACGTCGGTGGATGAGCTGACCGATATCGCCGGCAACCGGCTGCACTACGCCTACGACCCCGCCACGGGTTTGGTGGAATGCACCGCCGGCGTTTTCCCGGCCGGCGTGGCCACGATACGCTACCGCATCCACGCCGGTTATGCGCCGGACGAGGTGCCGGATGTGCAGGGGGTGCTCATAAACGCGGCGAAACGGGCCAGCAGCGCAGCCGCCGGCATCGTCCAATCCCAGTCGGTAAACGGCAGCAGCGTCACCTACAACGTGACATTGATGGCCGACGAGCTGGCGAAACTCGACCGGTACAAGCTGGGAGCATTGCCGTGAGCATCATCGATGACATCAACGCCTCCGGCCTGCCTGCGGCCACACGGTTCGTTCGTCTGCGCGCCTCGCGCAAACCCGACCCGTACAATCCCGCGCAGACCACCGAGGACTGGACGAAACCCGTCGAATTGGAAGTGCGAGGAGTTTTGGCTTCGAGCAGTTCGACTCGCACGCCCGACGTTTTGGACGTGCAGACCACGTCGACTGCGGTGCTCACCGTGGCCGACCCGGACGCGGACATCCGGATTGGTGACCGTATCCGCCCCGAACCGGCCGATGGCCGCATGTGGGAGGTCAGCGGCTTCCCCAGCCGCGATGTCAACGCCTTTACCGGCTGGCAGCCCACATTGGAAGTCCAGCTCACCGAGTGGAGGGGGTAGCCGATGGCCGGAAGCGGACAGACCAGCATCAAGTTCAACGACGCGTTTTTCGACCAGATCCTCAACTCGGCCGGCGTCAGGGCCCTGACCCGTGGAGCCGCCGAAAAGGCGCTCGGAGTGGCCAAGGCCAACGCGCCCGTCGATACAGGAGCCTACCGCGACGGCCTGCAGGTCGAGGCCGTCCAACGCGCGCACCGCACCACCTTCATGGTGGTCGGCACCGACGCGAAGACCATGCTGGTCGAGTCCAAGACCGGCAATCTCCGCAAGGCGTTGAAGGCGGTGAAGCTATGACATTGATACTGCCTCCCGACATGGAGGCTTTCCTCTGTGATTACCTGCGCACTCATATCACCGATGTGGATGGTTTGCAGGTGGGCAGCAAGAAGCCTCCCGACTATCAGGGCGCGTATCCGCTCGTCACCGTCCGGGACGATGGCGGCAACGCGGACGGGCTCGGCCATTTCGACCGTTCGATTGGCGTGAACGTGTACGGATGGAGCCGTCAGGACGAGAAGCCGTGCAAGACTCTCGCCCGTCGCGTCTACGCGACGCTCACCGAACATCCGGCCATCGCCCTCGCCAAGGGCTCGCCAATCGTTTCCGTGGATGATTCCTCGTGCAACGGGCCCTACCCGGTGTCCGACGATTCCGACACCGCGCACTACTACCTGATCGTCGAATATTCGACGGTCGGCGAACACTAACCAATCCCTTAACCGTTTGCCTAGACCCTGCATGCGTTGCGGGGTCTTTTCATTTTGAAAGGACATGGAATGGCAGCAGACAACCAGGGCAACGACCTTAATGCCGTCAAGAACGTACTCACGTCGAAGATCATCGTCGCCCCCTATGTGGCAGGCAAGACGCTGACCGCCTCGCAGATCGCGCCCAGCGTGGCGGATCCGATCACCGAACTCGGCGACGTGTTCGGCTCCTCCTCCGCCACAGTTGGCCTCATCACCAGCGACGGAGCACCGCAGGACTCCCGCGACGGCGACGACGCCACCGAATTCCACCAGCCGGGCTACACGCTCAACGCCGACCCGACGCTGACGCTCGCGTTCACCGCCGCCGAGGACAACGACCTCACCCGCCTCATGACCATCGGAAAGCCCGATGAAACCGGCGTCTACCACGTCAAGGACATCATCCAGGACACCAAGTGGTTCGCCTATCAGGAGACCATCTACAAGTCCGGCCGCAAACGCCGTCGTCTCGGCGTCATCCAGATCACCGGCAACGAGCCGGCGCAGGATACGCGCGGCGAGGTGTCCGGCCTCTCGCTGACCGCCACATGGCAGCTCGATCCCGCCGTGGACGGCGGCAACAGCCGCTACCTGCAGTCCTACGCGGCGGTCTGACATCAGCACTCTTCCCCGCATGACCTCTCTCCTGTCGGCATGCGGGGAGCCCCAACACCAACGACGGGAGAAACACGTATGACAGGAGAAACCATCATGGCAACGCAGCAGAACACGGCACCCTCGATCGCTGAATTCGAGGATTGGGACGAGACCAGGGAGGCCGAGGCCCTCGCCGAGGTCGCCAACCAGGTCAAGGTGCGACACATCATCAAGAACAACGAATACTGGGCACTGACACCCGGCGGCACCGTCTACAAACTGCCCCTCTATCTTTCCATCGCCGACTTCGAGGCCCTGTCGAGCACACAGACCGACACGGAAAGCCTCGAACAGGTCAAACGCATCCTCACCGTTTTCGCCGGCGACGAGCAGTCCGAACGACTCGAACACGAACCCATGCAGGTCGCATTCAACTTGATCCAGGACTACGGCGCATTGCTCGCGAAGACGCAGGGAGTCGAGAATCTGGGAAAATCAGCGGATTCTGCCGACTCCTCAACTCCGAAGACGGAGTAAAGGTCCGAGCGGACTTCGCCCGATTCGGGTGGAGCATCGAACACGATCTCGGCCGGCGTCTCCCCTACCGTGACGCCATCGACCTGTACACGGCGCTGTGCGGCGACCCGTCCTCCTACACGGGAGCCTCGCTCATCGGCCTCATGTTCCCCATGAGCGCCACCGACATCACCGTATTGCAGTTCCTCGGCGCTTCCACGCTGCTCGGCGACGTGGACGGCGAACCCGAAACGGACGAGCCCACCGCCGAGGAGATTCACGAGGCCGAAACGCATATGAGCAAGCTCTTCGGATAAACAACCATCAACTAAGAGGGGAGTCGCCTTATGGCTTTCGGATCGGAAGTGGGAACCGGCCACGTGTCGATATTCCCCTCGATGAAGGGCTTCCGCAGCGCGGTCGACAAGGAGATGCGGGGGGCCGGCAAGTCCGGTTCCAACCGTTTCTCCCAGGCGTTCGGCAACGGTTCGAAAATCGGCAAATCGTTCGGCGGCAGCTTCAAAAAGGCATTCGGTTCGAGTGCCCGGGGCGTCGCCGACGATGTGCTGAAACCGTTGAAGCGTGACGCGGCGCAGGCGTCCTCCAAGGCCAGCGCCGCGCTCCTGAACTACCGTCAGGCCACGGTCAACGTGCAGCAGGCGCAGGAGAGGCTCAACTCGGCCATCGCCAGATACGGGTCGGATTCGACTCAGGCGCAGACCGCCTCCATCAATCTCGAAAAAGCCCAGTTGCGTCAAGCCACCGCTCTCGACAAGTCCAACGACGCCGCCGAACGGCTCGCGGACGCGAAGAAGGCGCTCAAGGCCGCCGAGGACGAACTCGCCAAGGGCACCAACACCGTATCCGGTTCCATGAAGACGATGGCAAGCTCGTTCTCGGCTGGATTCTCGAGCATCAGCCGGGGCCAATCCACCTTCACCGGACTCTCTGGAGCGCTCGGCAGCCTCGTGCGTAGCCTGCTCGGCGTAGACGCCATTTGGAAACCGCTCGGCTCCAAGATAGCCGGATTCGCGAACAAGGCCGTATCCTCATTGAGCGGTTTCGCCGTGCAGGTCGGCGCGAAAATCCAAACCGGACTCAAGGGAGCCATCAGCGCCGCCCAGCAAACCCTCAAAGGCTGGGGCGGCAGCATCGCAGCCACCGTGTCAGGCATCGCCAAACCAATCGGCGCGGCAATCACCGCATGGACGCAACCGATTCGCGACTGGGGAAGCAGAACCGGCAACACCATCAAAACGGCAGTCGCTACTTGGACCGCACCCATCCGCTCATTCGGCGGCAAAATCGGCTCCGCCATCGGAGATGCCGCAGGAAAAGTAGGGCAGAAACTCGCACCGGTAGCCAACGTAGCCAAGAACTACTTCGGCAACATCGCCACCGCCGCCGGAGCCGTATGGTCCAAACTCCCAGCCGGAGCACAGACCGCCGCCGGGGCAATCGGCAGCACGCTCGGCAACCTCGCCTCCAGCGCAGGCAACTCGTTCAAAAACCTCGCCCAAAACGCGGTCGCCCATATCAAGGGCCTCGCCACGGGAGCGGTCGCCGCCATCGGAGCAGGTGTGGCAGCCATCGGCGGCACGCTGGTGGCCACCGGCAAGCAGGCGTTGGGCGCGTATGCCACGTGGGAGCAGGCGGTCGGCGGCGTCGACACCCTGTTCAAGGGCGCTTCCGGCACTGTGCAGAAGTACGCGGCCGAAGCGTACAAGACGGCCGGCGTCGGCGCGAACGACTATATGAACCAGGTCACGAGCTTCGCGGCCTCGTTGGTCAGTTCGCTTGGCGGGGACACCGCCAAGGCCGCAGAGATGGGCAATCAGGCCATCATCGACATGTCGGACAACGCCAACAAGATGGGCACCGACATCCAGACCATCCAACAGACGTATCAGTCGCTTGCTCGCGGCAATTACGCGATGCTGGACAACCTCAAGCTCGGCTACGGCGGCACCAAGACGGAAATGCAGCGGCTCATCGCCGACGCGAACAAGCTGCCGGGCGTGATGAAGGAAGGCAACGACCTTTCCATCGATTCGTTCGCCGACGTGACCGAGGCCATCAGCCGAGTGCAGAAGAGCCTCGGCATCAGCGGCACGACCGCCAAGGAGGCGGCGACCACCATCGAGGGGTCCGTGAACTCGATGAAGGCCGCATGGCAGAACTGGCTCGCCGGACTGGGCAACGAGAACGCCGACATGGGCGCTCTCAGCCAGCAGCTCGCCGACTCCATCGGCACTGCGTTGAAGAACATCCTGCCCCGCGTGAAGGTCATCGCCCAGAGCGTTGTCAAAGCCATCCCGAGCCTGTTCTCGGATCTGGTGACGCTCCTGCCTGAACCGTTCCAGAACGCGATCAACGCCATCGGCAGCGTATTCAACGGGCTCGGCGAGATATTCAAACCCGTGCAGAGCGCCATCGCCCCTCTGATAGCTGCATTCATGGCCCTCGGAGCAGGCGGCATCGCACCATTGCTGTCCAAGATTCCGTTGCTCGGCGGGGTGCTCGGCGGATTGTCCGGCCCGTTGAGCGCGTTGGGCGGACCCATCGGCATCGTCGTCGCAGCGTTGGGCACGCTCATCACCACGGTGCCGGAACTGCGCAACGCCTTCGGCACGCAGGTCACCGGCGCGTTCAACCTGTTCAAGAACACGATCGCGGGAATGAAGCCGACGTTCGATGCGTTCGGCAAAAGCCTGCAGGACATGTTCAAACAGGTCATGCCGGTGATCACCGCTTCTGTCGCGGAGCTCATCCCAGTGTTCGGCGACATACTCCAGTCGCTGGCACCGCTCATCCCGACGATCATCGAACCGCTCATGAACGCGCTCAGCTCGCTCATGCCGCTCATCGGCCAGCTCGCGTCCAGCCTGCTGCCACCGTTGGCGGACATCATCGCCGCGCTGCTGCCGGTCGCCTCGCAGATCGTGTCGATGATAGGCCAAGTCATCAGCCAGCTCGCCTCCGCGCTCGTCCCGGTAATCCAGCAGGTCATGGATTTCGTTAGCCAGCTGGTCACCGCCATCACGCCGCTCATCCAACAGCTCGTGCCAGTCATAACCGATGCGGTCTCGGGCATCACAGGCATCATCCAACAGCTGATGCCGGTCATCCAGAGCATCATCAGCGTGGTCGGCTCGGTAGTGAGCGCAATCATCGGATTCATCACCGGTACGTTGTTGCCTGCGGTGCAGGCGATGCTCCCATATGTGTCGGGTGTCATCAACGGCATACAAGGCGTAATCCAGGGCGTGGTCGGCGTTATTTCCGGTGTCATCAGCATGGTCACCAACCTCATCAACGGCAACTGGTCGGGAGCTTGGAACAGTTTCAAATCGATTCTTTCCAACGCGGCCGGAGCGGTCGGCGGCTTGGTGTCGGGTATCGTGAGCGCCATCAAGGGCGTGTTCGCCGGAGCTGGCTCGCTGCTCTACAACGCCGGCTCGCAGCTCATCAGTGGTCTGTGGAACGGCATCAGCGGTGCCATCGGCGGATTGTACGACAAGATCAAGGGCGCGCTTTCCGGACTGGTCGATAAGGCGAAGGAAGCGCTCGGCATCCATTCGCCGTCCCGCGTGTTCCGCGACGAAGTCGGCCGCTACATCCCGCCCGGCATCAGCGAGGGCATCGACAAGGCCACCCCCGCATTGCAGCGTGACATCGCGAAGCGGATGCAGGGTGTCACGGCCGCCGCACAGTCGGCATTCCAGCCGATGACGTTGCGCTCCGCCATTGGTGTGGAGGGCTCCGCCCCATTGCCTGAAACCGGGAATGGGCTCGCAGACCTCGCGTCGATGCTTGTGGAGCTTCGCGGCCTGCGCTCCGACCTGCAGGCATTGCACGGTGATTTGGGGCCGACCATCGCCAAGTACACGCCATCCATGACCATCCGCGAGGAGAAGCGCAGGCTTGGTCTCGTCTAAAACAGGAGGACAGTCATGCAATCGATGACCTACCGGCGCGGCGGAGGATCAAGCCGCGCCGTTCCGGCCAGCGTCGTTGATCTCATCGACCCGGCCGGTCTCATGGTCAAACGCATCGAGAGCCTGCGCACACACGCATGGGAGGTGGAGTTGGCCGCGCACGGCATTGACTCCGCCTCCCTCAACGCGTCAAGCGTCCAATTGGAGGCCACGTGCGCCGACCTCAACGTGCTGGACGTGGCGAGCGAACTGTTCGACGCGGACGTAAAGGCCGTGGCGTCATCCCGCAGCAAGGACGACGCCGGACTGCTCACCGTGGACGGCTGGTCGCAGACCGCGCTCATCACCGGCATCGAACCATCCTATGATCCGCCCGGCCCCGCGAAGTACGCGCTCACGGTCGCATTGCTTGACGGCCTGTGGCACAAGCGTGACGACGTGCAGCATTTCTGGTCGGATGCGCTGCAACCGGGCCTCGACCTTGATTACCCGCACGATTACCCTCACGACTACCTGCCAACGGCACGAAACGCTTCGGTCGTGAACGATGCCGTCTCGCCGATGCCGTTCGAACTGGTGGTCTACGGGCCGGTCTCACAGCCGGCCATCATCATCGGCGTCAACCGGTATGAATTGCATATGGACATCCCCTCGGGCTCGTATGTGACCGTCAACAGCGTGGAGGGGCAACGCAGCATCGTCATGACCGCAGAAAACGGCGACACCACGAACGTGTTCGACAAGGGCGAACGAGGCAGCGGCATCAACGGCGGCACTTATATTTTCCAGCCGTTGCCGGCCGGGGAACACCAGGTGCAGTGGAACGGCTTCGGCTTTGACCTGACCGTGATCCAGGAGAGGAGCACGCCGTCATGGTGGATCTGATTATCACCGATTCCAAGCACGTCGATGCTCGCTCCGCCGCCGACTTCACTCTGGATTGCGCGTGGGGCAAGGAGGAAAACGATTTCGAGCTTGTCGTGAGCGGCGCGTCCACCATCGATGCGGGTGCCTATATCTACGTCGACGGCAGCGAATGCGGGGGCGTGGTGGATGCGATGGAAGACCAGCTCACGTCCGGCGTCAGCACCCTCACCTATTCGGGGCGCACGTGGCACGGCATGTTGGCGAACAAGATTTTGGAGCCTGATAAGGGCAAGGATTATCTCACCGTGAGCGGCACGGCCAGCACGGTCATCGGCTCGCTCATCAGTCGCGTCGGCCTTGACGGCGTGTTCGACGCGGTGGACTCGCCCACTGCCGGCGCGCAGACCATCAAAAGCTACCGGTTCGACCGGTACACGGACTGCTATACGGGTTTGAGGAAGATGTGCGAGGCCAACGGACTGAAACTCAGGCTTGCCTATGCGTCCGGCCGGGTCAACATCTGGGCTGAGCCTGTCGCGCATTACGGCGACTCGATTGACAGCGACCTCATCGATTTCGACGCGACGCGCACGTGGCGCAAACCGAACCATCTCATCGGCCTGGGCAAGGGCGATTTGGCGGCCCGTGTGGTCGTCCACTGGTATGCGGACGCGAAAGGCAACGTCAGCCAGACCCAGTCGCTCAGGGGCGTGGACGAGATAACGCAGGTCTACGACTACAGCAACGCCGAAACCGCCGAACTGAACCAGAAGACTCGTGAGAAACTACAGGATCTGCAGTCCGAGGGTGATGTGAGGGTCACCGTCCGTGACGACGCGAATGTGGTGTTCGACGTGGGCGACACCGTGACCGCAAGGGATAATCTCACCGGCATCACCGTCAACGCCTCGATAACCAAGAAAATCGTCAAAGTCTCCAACGGCGTCCTAAGCGTCGATTACGAGGCCTCATAGAAAGGAACGTCATGGCCAAGAACGATGACTGCATCGTCGCCGAATGCGACCGATGCGGAAGATTCGCCTGGTACACCCCATCGAACGCGGACGCCCTGAAAAACGACTGGTGGGACGTGCAACGCCTCGACGCCGACGGCAACCAACACGACTACTACTTCTGCTCCAACTGCCACCAGGAATACGTCAACCGTCTCAGGGACGCCGACAACAGCTTCGAATCATGGAAGAAGAACGGAGGCAAGCAGAATGGTTGAACTCGTCACCGGACACGCGAACAAGGCTCACGCCACGGCGGAACAGGCCGCGGGTTTGAACGCCGGCATCCTCGGCTTGGACGATTATGTCCTGAACGTGCACGACAAGTTCGAAATCACGGTAGTCAGCGCGAACAGGGTGACCATCGGTACGGGCGAACTGGTCATGCAGGGCCGTCACGTCAGCCAGGGCACGCCCGAAGATTTGATCATCACGAACGGGTCGCAGGGGCAGAAACGCAACGATCTCATCGTATGCCGCTATGCGAAGGGCTCGCAGGACATCGAGAGCGCGAAACTGGTCGTGGTCAGGGGCACGCCCACCACGGGCACGCCCACCGACCCCGCCGTGAACACGACCAGCCCGTTGGACGGGGGCACCACCTACGACATGCCCCTCTACAGGATTCCGTTGGACGGTATCGCCATCGGCACACCGGTCCCCTTGTTTAACGTGTTGAAGCCGATGAGCGACGTGTGGGATTCCCTAACCCAGCGTTCCACGACATGGCGAGTACCGTACAGCAGCAACAGCGTTTTGCTTACGCGCATCGGTGATATCTGTTTCATGGGCGGCAACGTGAAATTCAACAATAGCGGGCAGAACAATTACACGACGGCTCAGGAGAAGATCCCCGAAGGGTATCGACCCGTCAGCGTCAATACGCCCGTGGCCGTTTTCGGTGGTGAAACGACATTCATCTGTTACGGCGAGGCCAATGGCACCGTCACGATGCTCGGCAACCCGAACAGCGCGTATGCGGGATGCACCGGCGTATGGCGCACCACCGACCCCATGCCCGCGTAGTTTTCCCTAACCCTGACGTCGAATCCGGTCGTGTCTCAGTTCTATCCCTCCACGCTTCCCGTGCGGGGCAACATGCGCGCCGGCATCGTGACCCTGCACATCTCCGGCTTCAACGTCATCACTCACGCCACCAAGGATTCAGTGATCGCGAAACTCACGGCGGACGCGCGACCGGCCGTACCGGTGCGCGTGCTGTTCGGTACGCAGGGCTCCTCATGGGGACTGTTCGTCGTCAACACCAATGGGGAAGTGATCGTCAGGCACCGATACGGCGACAACTCCCTGTCATGGGATTTCGTGGACATCTCGACAACCTATGTGACCGCCTAGTGGTTTTCCCTAACCCCTGTCACGGGCCGGGTCAAGATGCCGTATTCCGATAGGTATATCACTCTGGTTCGCGTCGGCCGTATCGTCACCGCCTGCGCGTATATCACGCTGACAAGTAATTTCAATCAGGTCGGCAACGTGTCCGTCAACGAGACAATTCCGGAGGGTTTCAGACCGTCCGGCGATTCCCGCGCGGTCATGCGCGGCACCGACAACAGCGGCGCGATCAGTTTCTACCTTTACGGCACCGCAGACGGGAAAATGGTGTTGAACGGCACCGGATATACCAGCCGATTCGCCGGTATATCCGGCTGTTGGATTACCGAGTAGCATTCCCTAACCCAGCCGCTCCTGTACGCGAAATTCAAGTGGCAGGACACGAAATCATTCCAGCCTGACGCCTACGGCGGCGGCATGCAGATCGTCGTGGACGAGCGTAATCGACTGCTCCACGTGGACTTGAGCGGGTTCAAGAGCACGGTGAACCTGAGCCACGATTACCCGGTGTTCCAATACGCGTCGGGAGTGAAACCGTCCAAGGCGGTGTCTCTCGGCTGCCTGTGGGCTTTGCCAGTCGGCAATTGGGCGAAACAAGCGACTTGGAACGCGAACGGCACCATCATGGTCGTCGGCGGCTTGTCCAACGGAGACCGGTGCATGCACACGCCTCGCACCTTGCCAATCCCCGACGGTGTCACGTTCAGCTAGCGGCGCCATACGGCGATCCATTTGCCGAAGATCGCGGTCTTGCCGCACCACCGCTGATAGCGCGTCGTGTAGAGGCGGAACCGGACTCCGGTGGCGGTCACGTCCCATAGGTGGGCGATGATGCCGTCCTCGTCATTGAACCCGGTGCCGAAAGGGCCGACCGTGTACGAGGCATAGTCCGGAGGCTTGCCGTTCGGAGACTTGACGCCCACCCAGAACGTGCCGTCATCACCGGTCGTTACCGTATGCCCGGCGCACTGGATATACGGCGCGTACTCCGCCGGGGTTAGGGAATCCCGTTCAGGCTATCAAGGCTCTCTCCCAGAGGCGTTGCGCGTCCCTCAACGCCGCGATATCCGGCTTGAGGTAGTAGCGGGCCGTGGTTTTGATATCGCTGTGTCCGAGCATTTTGCTCACGATGGCGATATCGGCTCCCGCCGCCAGAGTGTTCGTCGCCCACGAGTGGCGCAGGTTGCGTGCGGGCACGTGCGGCAGGCTATGCCGCTTGCACCAGCTCGCGTATTGGCGTGCGGCTTGCGGCGGGGTGAGGGTGCCGATGAGTCGGCCCCCCTCGCGTGGCCTGAGCTCGCGCAATCGTTTGACCGCGAAGCGCGGCAACGGGAGCGTGCGGCGGGACAGTTCGGTTTTCGGCGGCACGACGGCCTCATGCCCGCCCACCCATTGCAGGCCACGCTCCACGTGCAGGACGCCGCGCCGCAGGTCGAGGTCGCCCCATTCGAGCCCGTATCCTTCTTCGGTGCGGAGCCCGCATGAGACGGCGCAGATAAGCCACGCCTCAAGCGGATGGCCGTAAAAGCCCCGCAACAGCGTGCGCTGCTGGCGGATGGTCAATATTCGCGGCTCGTAATGAGGTTTGGCCGGCAGTTGGATGTCGCGTCTGGTGATGTCCACGTCCAGCAGGTTCCAGCGGATAGCCCGCCTGAGTATCGCGCGCAATACGGCCCATGCCTTGCGTGCGGCTCCCGCAGTGTCGAAATTCGCAAGCCATTTGTCCACTAGCTCCACGCTTATCGCGTCCATACCCATGCCGCCGAAGCATGGCATGACATGCAGCCGCCACGCGGACTCGTAGCCCACGCGCGTGCTCTCACGCAGATTCCGCGTGCAATGCGGCCAAAACCGGCCGTTCCAAAACTCTTGTAACAGCATTTTCAACCTCCGAAAACCCACACGCCCGTTGGCCTATCCAACGGGGACGAACGTGTGGGTTTTACCCACCGTAAAGGAGCTTTTCCATGTCTTTGCTCGCTCACATCGTCGATTGGCTCGTGCCTTTTATCTGTGGCGGCGTGGCCACGGTTTTGGGCCTGATGTGGCGGTGGGGCAAAGCCATGGTCAACGGGCTGCGCGAGCTCCTGCTGTGCCAGTTGGAGGACCTGCGCCGGGAAATGGTCATCGAGCACGACGGAGTGGCGGACGAGGACCTCAAATCACGCTCCCAACGCCTCTACGACAGCTATCACAGCCTGGGCGGCAACGGCCACGGGACATCGCTCAACAATGACATCCAATCCGCGCCGATAGCGCCACGACAGTCCTGACCCACGACCGGGGGCCACAAACAATATCCATCCCAGAGAAAAGGGAAACATGGTCAACAATTTGAAACGTCATCCCAAGCCCTCGTTGCCGGACGAGCTTCGCCCGGACGTGGCCCCCGAAACAATCGAATCCAATAAGGAGGAACAGTAATGACCCAAATCCATATTTCCATCAGGAAGCCGAAGACGGGCGGCTTGGACCCTGTGACCGGTACGCTGCGGTTCCGCCCGGTGCGTCGTCACTTCGACGCGGAAAAGAATCTTATTATCGCGGCCTCGTTCGACGCGAATCTGTCCGAAACGGGTGAGCTGACGGTTGACCTGCTGCCTACGACTCCTGCGTTTGTGTGGCAGGTCGTGGAGTTGGCTGATTCGCCGCAGGCGTACACGCGTTACGTCGAAGTGCCGGACTCCCAGGCCAGGGTCGAGTACGCTGACCTTGTGGAGGTTGACGCCGCCACGTTCGTACCGAAGGACATGACAGGCTCCCAACTGCTGAAGGTTCGCAGGGCGTCCACCCAGTCGGAGGCTGAGACGCTTTCCGCACAATACCCGGACGAGCTGGTGTTCTTCGACGAGACCGCCACGACCGCGAAGGCCGCTGCGGCCTTGAGCACGCTGGAGTCCATCACGGCCGAAGCTCAAACGAACGCCATGCTGGCGAAGAGCGCCATGCTGAGCGCCCAGTCCTCCGCGGATTCCGCGACCGCCACCCAGTCCGATCTGGATGTCCTCGCGTCGAATGCCAGTATGGCGGCGGCTTCCGTCGCCAATGATTCGCAGACCGTGGCCGATACCGCTTCCATGGTCGCGGCGAAGGGCGAGACGGCCATCGCCACCATCGATTCGACGGTGCGGGCGGTCAAGGACAAGGCGGAGGCTGCGACCACCGTACTGCCTTCCACCGGCACCACCGAAGGCACCACCGACACCGGCACCACCGAGGAAACCACGGAGGAACCCGGCAAGGACTCCACGCCAGCCAAGGCCAAGAAGGCCACCGTGAAGGAGGCCTGACCATGCCAGCCCTATACGCCGGCAAACGTGTCGGCAAACCGTTGATGGGAGGCCACACGTACAACGCCATGTTCAATGGCAAGCTCGTGTGGCCCCTCGACAAGGACACGGTCGTCTCCGTCAATATCACGGATGATAAGGGCAAGCCGTTGCCCAAGTCTCTGGCCGTATCCGGCACCCTGAAACTGGGGGCGAAAGCCACGTATGCGGACGGTCATGTTGGCGATCTGCTCACCACCAAGGACGTGACGTTCACAAGCCGGGACACTTCCACCGCCACGATTTCGGGCAACACGCTCACGTGGAGGCATGGCGGCACGATTCTCGTCACGGCCACCGTCAACGGTTTCACTTCCGCCGCCGCGTCCATCGCCTCCGCCTACGCTCCCGAGTCCATCGCCGTGACGGACGAGTCGGGCGCGACCGTGACCGCCCTGACCTTGCGTGCGGGAGATGAGAAACGCCTCAACGTGCGTATCCTGCCCGCCGCCGCCTCGCAGGAGTTCACGGCCGAAACCGGAAACAAGACCATCGCAACCATCAAGCAGTAACCATTAAGGATGTAATAAAAGGAGGCCAATATGGGCGCAATATCAATCACAGGTAAGAGCATGGGTGCCACGAGTCTGAAACTGACCGCAGGCAAGATCACGAAAACCGTGCCCGTCACCGTATTATCCCGTAACCTGCTCGCCTATGGGCCAGCGTCGAGCAACGGACTGACCGCCACCGTCAACAGTGACGGGTCACTGCATGTCACCGGCACCGCCACCGGTCAATGGATGGGCGTGTCGTGGACGTTCCCCTGCACCGTACAGGGCAACGTGATATTGAGCAGGACCACCAGTATCGACGGTCTGACCGTCAGCGTCAAATGTCTTGACGCTGACGGTGGTCAACTGGGTACCCAGGTTATCACGGGTAATGCCGTTGCAATCCCTGCCGGCACCGTCAACCTGCGCTTCGAAATCCTGTGTACTGAGACCACGCCCACCGCGAAGGACGGCGACTTCCGAATCCAGTTGGAATCCGGCACTACCGCGCACGATTGGATGCGACCCGACAACACGAGCCTTAGTGGGGGGTGGTTATGAATTAGCGAACCTGTATCCGCGTGTCACCGGACTGCCTAAAACATTAGGCACCGACCCGGGTGTTATGGTCACGGAACCATCGCCGGGCACGTACCGGTTCAAAGGCTCCACCACACAAAAGGTTGACTCGTGGGATAGCCTGACATGTTCCGTCCATGTGGACGCGGGCACGTACACGCTGGACGCCTCCGACTGGCCGTATGACAGCAGCTCATGGTTGATTGGCATCCAGTCCACTCTCACCCCCGATGACGGCAGCGGACAGACAATCGCGTTCGAACCTAAGGGCTATGGGCCGCGCCCCTTGAAGGCCGGGACGCTGCGCCTCAATATATTCGTCAACACCACGGGCGAGGTCGATAAGACGTTCACTCCCCGCCTTTACAAAATCGACTGATTTTAGCCCCACACCATACCGTGTGGGGCTTTTTTCATTGACGGCCCCGAGTGGGCCCCGATAATCCTGACCCACGACCGTGGGCCACAAAACAATATTCACCTCAGAGAAAGGGGAAAAATTGGTTAAAAACAAGGACAAGCCGTGGTGGAAGCGTCTGCTCGCCAAGATCACGGCCCTAGTCGCCGCCGTCTGTATGATGCTGCTCCCGGCGACCGCGCACGCGGACATGCAGGGCGTGGACATGAGCAACTGGCAGTGCGGCGCAGACGTCTACAACATGCAGGCCGACTTTGTTGTTGTCGGCACCACATGGGGCACGGGACAAGTCAACAACAACTGCCTCGTGTCCGGCGTCAACACCGACGCCAACCGTATGATCGCCCAGGCACAGGCCAGCGGCAAAAAGTTCGGCCTCTACCATTACGCGATGGGCGGCAACCCGGAGGCGGAAGCCCAGTTCTTCTACCGGAATACGTCGAACTATTGGCGTCACGGCATCGTGGCGTTGGATTGGGAGATGGACGACAACCCCGCATGGGGCGATTGGGATTGGGTACGCCGATTCATGGCGGAGTGCGAACGGTTGAGCGGCGGTGTGCGCCCATTGCTGTACACCGGCCCGGTGGCCGGCACCATCCCGCAGGACATCCGCAACCGGTACGGCCTATGGATTGCACAATACGCGAACATGAGCCCGACCGGCTATCAGGCATCCCCGTGGATGCTGGGCGCATACGGCGAGGCCATGCGCCAGTACTCCGGTACCGGCGTGGTCAACACGTGGAGTCCCATCGACCTCAACATCTTCCGTGGCGACGCATGGCAGTGGGACCTGTACGCCAACCCCACCGGCTCCACAGCCCCGGCCCCGGCAACGCCCGCGCCCGTGCAGCCGAGCACTCCCCCGGCCGACACCAACACGGGTGGCATCAGCCACGTCATGCAATGGGGCGAGACCATCTGGGGACTCGCCGTCGCCTATGATGCTTGGCCCCTGTCCGCATGGCACACGCCTTCCGGTGATATCAACCGCTACTACGTGGGCGACGTCGTAACCTACGGCGGCGGTTCCACCACGGCCGCGCCGTCCAACGGGGTTTCCAAGACCCTCCAGTACGGCGACACCGTGTGGGATTTCGCCACCGCGCACGGCTACAACGTCAGCCAATGCACCGTACCCTCCGGCAACATCAACGTCTACTATGTGGGCGACGTGGTGACCTGCCGCTGAGACTCAACAGATGCCGCCACCCGCTTGACCGGGTGACGGCATCACCCCATCATCATCCCTTATTGATCGGAGCAAACATGACCGACAGCAAAAACACGACCGACACCGGCGAAACGCTTCCCGGCGTCGATGTGAGCGACTGGCCCGAGACAGCCGACGTCACCCATGACGTGCCCGACTGGCTCATCCCCAGCCGCGTCTACGATGTGCTCAAATGGCTCGGCCTCATCGTCCTGCCCGCACTCGCCGTGTTCGTCAACACGGTCGGCCCCGCATGGGGCTGGCCTCACGTGGACGCGATAGTTATCACGCTCAACGCGCTCGGCATCCTCGCCGGCGCGCTCATCGGCGTCAGCGCCATCAAACAACGCCTCGACCGCGCCGCATGA